ACATTTGGATCAAACAGTCTTACACTTGGTAGAAACAGTTCCAACATGCAGGGAGGTGCTAACGATAGTATTATTACTACAAATAGAGCATCTGTTGTTTGTGTCTATGTTGATGCAACTAAAGGATGGCTTTTTACAAATGAAAGTAATGTAGGTAATTTAGGTCCACAATTTGTAGCTGCTACTGGAGGAACAATAACAACCTCTGGTGATTTTAAAATTCATACATTTACCTCATCAGGAACTTTTACAGTCACGGACGCAGGTGGAGCTTCAGGATCTAACACTGTTGACTATCTCGTAGTCGCAGGTGGCGGTGGCGGCGGAGGAAGACGAGGTGCTGGCGGTGGTGCTGGTGGCTATCGAGAATCTTATCCCAATCCAGGCACCGGAGGTCTCTCTGTTTCTGCTCAAGCTTATCCGATTACAATAGGCGGTGGCGGTGCAGGTGGTCCTGGTAGTCCAGGTACAAATAAAGGAGCTAAAGGTTCCGATTCAGTTTTTTCATCAATCACTTCTACAGGCGGTGGCTTTGGAGAAGGAGATGGTGAAGGCACACCAGGTCCAGGTGGTTCTGGTGGCGGTGGTTCTGGACCAGGTCCAGGAACAGTAGGTGGAACTGGCAACGATCCTTCCGTAAGTCCTCCTCAAGGAAATCCTGGTGGATACAGTGGTGGTCCACCAAACTATTCTGGCGGTGGAGGCGGCGGTGCCTCAACTGGCGGTAGTTCAAGTAATGGTAGTCCTACTGCAGGTGGAACGGGTGGTTCAGGAACAGCTTCCACAATAAGTGGATCCTCTGTAACTCGAGCCGGTGGCGGTGGTGGTGGCACATACCAAGGTGGCACAGCAGGCGGCGCAGGACCCGGTGGCGGCGGTGCAGGTGGAACTGGTAATACATCTGATGCAGGTGGAAATGGAACAGCTAACACTGGTGGCGGTGCAGGGGGTGGATCTTTAAGTCCTACAAATGCTCTTCCCGCAGCAGGCGGAACTGGTGGTTCTGGAGTCGTGGTTATAAGATACAAGTTTCAATAAAACTAATGATTGAAAAATTAACAAAACAGATTAAATTGAAGGCAGGTAAATAATATGGCACATTATGCAAAATTAGGTATTAACTCTAAAGTTATCGGAGTAGAAGTTGTAGCTGACGCTGATTGTCAAGATTCTAATGGTAAAGAAGACGAAGCTGTAGGAGTACAGTTTTTAGAAAACATTCACGGTTGGCCTCTTTGGAAAAAAACTTCCTACAACACACGTGATGGTAAACACTATCAAGCAGATGGCTCAGAATCTTCTGATCAATCAAAAGCTTTTAGAAAAAATTATGCAGCTATTGGATTTACTTATGATGAGGATCGTGATGCGTTCTATGCACCCAAACCCTATAACTCATGGGTATTAAATGAAACTTCTTGCACATGGCATGCTCCTGTTACTTATCCTTCTGTGACTGAATATGGAGATCCCGCTAAACTTTACAGAATTTCTTGGGATGAAAGTAATACTCGTTGGATTGCAACTGATCAAGAAGATCCTGCAGGAAACTTTCGTTGGGATGCCTCTGCATCTAATTGGGTATCTCTATAATATAAATGCAAAGTAAGATTACTCTTACAGAACAATTTATTATATATGATGAAATACCATCTATTCTCAAAGACAAATTAAATCTCGATCGTATTCAAACAAATATTTTAAAAAATTATTCTGATAATAAATTTCAAAGCGATAGTGTTTTTAATTATCATAAAGACTATGTGCATGTTGATGATGATCAGCATCTCACATGGGTAATAGATTATATCCGTGATCATTACCGAGGGGAGTATTTAAAAACACCTGTAATAAAACAACGAGGAGCTATGGTGCAAAACAAAGGACATACTATAAATACTCATCATCATATTGATGAATTTGATCTATGCAACTCGCCTGACATATCTTGTATATACACATTATCAAATAATGAAATTCCTTCAGATTTAATATTTGAATATGACAAAGGTAGAGAAAAACATGCTAGATATAGGATTCCTTTATTTCACAATAGATTTGTTCTATTTAACTCTGAACTAAATCATTATTTAACACCAAATAAAAATGACGAACCTATAGTAAATCTTTCTTTTCAATTTCAATTATTGTAGTATCTTATTGTTATGGCAGATTTAGAACTAGACGGACCCAATAGTGCGATAAGCGTCGATAAACTTAAACCTAAGACAGCAACCACATTGACTTTAGGTGAGTCTGGGGACACAATTGCCTTAGGTTCTGGTGCAACTTCAACAGGTTTTGGAGAAACATATAATGGAGCTGTAAATTGGCAGACTGCAATTAAAACATCAGATTTTACAGCAGCTTCAGGTGAAGGGTATTTTGTCAATACAACTTCTGGAGCAGTAACAGTCACATTACCCGCCTCTCCAAGTGCGGGAGCTATTGTTGCCATAAAAGATTATGCAGGCACATTTGCATCAAACAACCTCACCATAGCTAGAAATAGTTCTAATATTCAAGGAAGTGCTGATGACAGTTTAATAGATACAAATAGAGCTTCCGTTGTTTTAGTTTTTGCTGATTCGACAAAAGGTTGGTTATACACAAACGAGAGCAATGTAGGTGATTTAGGTGCTCCAACTTTTGTTGCAGCAACAGGTGGTACCATAACTACATCAGGTAATTTTAAAATTCATACCTTCACGTCTACTGGAACTTTCACTGTTACAGACGCAGGTAGTCCAGGGGGTTCAAACACTGTTGACTATTTGGTTGTCGCTGGTGGAGCGAGTGGTGGTGCAGGAATGAACGCTGCTGCAGGCGGCGGAGGAGGTGGAGGCGGAGCCGGTGGTTACCGTGAATCTTACCCTAATCCCGCTACAGGAGGATTATCTGTATCCGCACAAGCATATCCAATTACTGTTGGTGGAGGAGGCGCAGCACAATCGTCTGCTTCAAATCAAGGTAATCCTGGATCAAATTCAGTTTTTTCTTCTATTACTTCTGCAGGTGGCGGAGGTGGTGGAAAAGGCACAGGTTCATACAACGGTCATGGCGCAGATGGTGGTTCTGGCGGTGGCGGGGGCGGAACAGATGGTCCTGCTCATGGTACCGCTAATGGTGGTTCAGGCAATACTCCTTCCGTAAGTCCCCCTCAAGGAAATCCGGGTGGTAGTCTTTCAGCACCAGGAACTAGAGGCGGTGGCGGTGGCGGAGGTCATGCTGCAGCAGGTAGTGCTGGAGCTAGTTCTCCAACTGCAGGCCCAGGTGGTAGTGGAACAACCTCAACAATTACAGGTTCTTCTGTTGGCCGTGCTGGCGGTGGCGGAGGTGGCCAAGGAAATGGTAATCCAGGTGGTGGAGCTTCTCAAGGTGGAGGAACTGGTGGAGGAACTGACAGTGCTTCAGGTGCATCTAACGCTGGCACAGCTAATACAGGTGGCGGCGGTGGTGGAGGCGGAGACGCAAGTTCAAGTATCACAGGTGCTGCAGGCGGTTCTGGTGTTGTAGTCATAAGATACAAGTTTCAATAGTTGATTTTTTAACAATCCTAATATATCTTAATTTATAGAAGGAGTTAGAATGAATTTACAAAATAGTTGGTATGTTTTTCAAGGAGCTGTACCTAATCGTATTTGTGATGACATCATTGCTTATGGAGAACAACAAGCAGATGAAACCGCATTAACGGGAGACTATGATGGTAACGTTCCTACCGATCACAAAGACGTATCAAAACTTTATAAAACAAGAAATTCTTCAATTGTTTGGATGAATGATCAATGGATCTATCGTGAGATTCAACCATATATACATCAAGCAAATAAAGAAGCAGGTTGGAATTTTGATTGGCATCACTCTGAGTCTTGTCAATTTACAAAGTATTCCGAAACACAACATTATACATGGCATCAAGATTCTTGGAATAAGCCATATGATAAACCAAGAGATTTTACTGATGGTCTTATTAGAAAACTTTCAGTTACCGTGTCTTTAGCAGACGGTAATTCTTACGAGGGTGGAGATTTAGAGTTTGATTTACGTAACAGAGGAGACAGTCAATCGGTTATTCAGACTTCAAAAGAAGCAAGGGTAAAAGGATCGATAATAGTTTTTCCTTCTTTTATTTGGCATCGTGTGTCTCCTGTGATCAAAGGCACTCGTTATTCATTAGTAATTTGGAATTTGGGTTTCCCATTTAAATAGAGGTAAAAATGACTAAAAAGAAAAAAGAACAGAAAACTAATTTTTTTCAAGAAAACAATTATGTAGTAATTAAAGAGGCAGTGCAATCTGAAGTCGCTAGTTTTGTTTATGCATATTTTCAAAACAAAAGAGCAGTTGCGTCACATTTAAAGGACACAAGATATATATCGCCTTTTGATCAAACATGGGGCACATGGGAAGATACACAAATTCCTAATACATATTCTCATTATGCAGATCTAGCAATGGAAACGCTAATGATTCGTGTGCTTCCAATCATGCAACAAGTAACAGAATTAGAACTAATTCCTACTTACTCTTATGCTCGTATTTACAAGTATGGAGACACATTACATCGACATAAGGATAGAGCGTCATGTGAAATATCATGTACACTAAATCTTGGTGGTGATAACTGGCCTATCTTTCTAGAACCTTCAGGTGAAGAAGGAAAGAAAGGTATACAAGTAGATTTAGGTCCTGGTGATTTATTAGTTTATCGAGGTACTTTATTAGAACATTGGAGAGAACCTTTTGAAGGATACGATTGTGGCCAAGTATTTTTACATTATAATAATAAAAATGGTGAGTTTGGTCAGCAAAATGCTTTTGATAGTCGTCCTATGTTAGGCTTACCAGCATACTATAAAAAGTAGACTTTATCTTTTCTTAGTGGTAAAAATACAATATGGCCTCAACATATTCAAGTAGACTGAAATTAGAGCTTCAAGGTACAGGCGAAAACGCAGGTACTTGGGGTGATAAAACTAATAATAATCTTGATGTTCTTGACGCTTTTGCAGCAGGATATTTATCAAAGTCTGTAGCAGGCAGTGCTGACGTTACACTAACAACAGCAAACGCTTCTGCTACTGCTGAATCTTCTAATAAAGTTATAGAACTTACAGGAACTTTAACTGGTAATATTACAGTCTTTATACCTGCTAAAGAAAACAATTATGTATTTTTCAATAATACTGCAGGATCACATACTGTAACTGTAGCTGCTACAGGTCACACAGCCAATGGTGTTGCAATTACACAAGGTGGACATGCACATGTTTATTGTGATGGATCGGCTGATTTTAATGTTGTCAATGTCTTTAGTTCCATGGGAAGTATTTCTACAAAGCTTGCAACATTTACAGGGGTAGCTACCTTCAACGACAATATATCTGTAGCAGATAGTAAATTCATTAATATTGGAGCAGGTCCAGATCTACAAATTTATCATAATGCAACCGACAGCTATATTGAAAATAATACTGGTGAATTATTTGTTCAAGGTGACAATATCACCATACGGTCAGACACAGGCACAGAAACATTTTTAACAATGGATGTGAACGATGGTGTCGATATTTTTCACGACAATGTCAAAAAGTTTGAAACAACATCAGCAGGAGCAACAGTCACAGGGGCTTTAACTGTTTCATCTACAATAGCTGGTACTAACATTGGTAATATTACAGCTAGAAATCTTTTTACGACAACAAGCACAGCAACTCCTGATAATTCAGCAGGTGCTGATGGTGATTTCTATCTAATTCATGACGCATAATGACCAGTTGGTACATCAAAGCTAGTAGTGCTTGGAAACAAGTCAACCAAGCTTTTGTTAAATCATCAAGTGCATGGAAAGAAATTCAAGAAGGTTA